CAGCAACGGGGAGGGTCGCTGTCAAACTCGTCGAATCATCAACGGGGAATTTTACCGAACGATTAGCCGCCGCAGAAACTTCCTGGGCTGCCATGGTCAGTCGGTCAAGCGCCTGCTCATGGCTTTCAGCCGGGAACGGGTCATTCTCGACGTAATCAGTTTCTTGAGTAAGCTCGGTGGTCCGCTCAATCGTCCACCGCTTAGTGGCCGCCGGGGCAGCGGCTGCGGTAACGGTCCCGGTGGTTCCAGAGCCGCCGGAAACGGTGTAATCCGTTCCATTGACAAGGGTCGTCTCAACGCCGGTCGCAATCACGCGCTCGATAACGCGAATTTCAGCGTCTGTGGACGTGCCGAAAAAAGCGAATGTGACAGGGAAAGAAGTGGTTGACCCGTCGCCGGTATAGCTAACGCTGGTCGTTGTGCTGGATACGGTCATTTCGACGCCCCTTCATTCACGCCCATTGTATCAGGACTACGCAAAGTGTCCATAAATGCGGACAATTGATCTCTAATTTCCGGGTTTGCCGCATAGATAGCGCCAAGGCGTCCGATATGCGCCCCGGCTTCAGCACCATTGCGAACTGCGGGGCCTTCGGCGAGCCATTTCACAAAGGCCGGGCTGGTAATCAGCTTTGACGCCACCTTGGGCGTAACAATCCCACCAACGACCGTCCCAGCCACGCCAGCGGCGGCCAGTCCTGGCGTATATCCTCCGATGGCAGCCGAACCGAGGAGCATCTTTGACACGTCAGAGCCGAGGGCATTCATAATGCCCAGAGTATGAGCCGCGCCTGCGGTGTTTGAGAAGTTCCGCATCCGTGCGGACTAGCTCATCTCGGAGAAAGTCCCGACAAGCTCGTCAAGGCTCTTTCTGATGTCAACGCCGCCCTTGACGCCATCAAACAGAGCGTCTTTTGCCTCGTCTGCGATGCTGTTCCAATTATCCAAGAACGTGGATATAGAAAATCCATCATCGGCTTCATTTCCGAAATTCTTATGCCCCATCTTCTGAATGACGGTTGCGCTAATATTGTTCCATTCGTCCTTGGTGAACTGCTCTTTGAGTTTGTTGAAGTACGTCCCGCCATCACGCCTGGAGTTCATCAGGAAGCGATAGCCCTTTTCCGGGGCGTCATAGTCAACCATCTTGGTCAGAAGGTCGTCGTATTCGTCCTTAAAGGATTTTGTGAAGTTCATCGCCGATTTAAATTCATCGGCAACGCCAGCGACTTGTGCCCCGGCCTCCAAATCCTCGGTCATGGCGCGATACATGCGCTTGTAAAGGCTGCGGTTGACGCCTTCCGTCATGTCTGACATTTTCTGGCCGAAGAACGTCCTGATCTGTCTGAAAGCAGAATACGGAATAGCCCCGCCGTATTGCTTGGCGTCTTCCGTTATCATGGTCAATTTGTCGAGAATGTCGCCATATGCCTGCTTGGAAAATCCAGGCATCTCGCCCTTGAACGCCAGCATGTCGCCCATGAATGAGCGCAGCGCGTCGATATTGAATAGCTTGTCCTCACCGATCTTGGCCGCAAGACGCTCCTCAATTTCAGACTGCTCAACGGCAAACCTCTTAAGCGCGTCCTTAGACGCCTCTTGCAATGCAACGCCTGCCCCTTGCTGGCTTTTGGCCTTGCCGATTTGTGATGCGAGGCTCTCAACGGCGGCCTGAGACTGGCTGATAACCTCTTCTATCTGGTTCCGCATTGTCGTCGCCGACGCGGCAGCCTGATCCAATGCCGACTCAATTCTGCCCGCGCCCTTCCCTCCGGTAACTGCGCCCGCAGTCGGCCTAATCCCGTATTGCAACATGGTGTTGTAGATGGACTGGGCCTTTGCCGTGCCACCACCGAGCGTGGTCTTGGCCGCCGATGCCAAGGCGGGCAACGTCACATCGCCGATGCCCTGGCCGAGCATTGCCCCGCCCGCTTCGGTCAGAAGTTCACCCGTGCGGCGGCCAATTCCGCCCTCATGGACGGTCCCGCCGAATTTCTCGGCAAGATAGTCATACACCGTCGCCGCCGTGGCAGCACCAAGCCCAGCTCCAGCCATAGCGCCGCCAGTGCCAGAGAGCAGAGCGCCGGGGCCTGTAGGGATGCCCGCAACAAAACCACCGGCTCCGCCGAACGCAGCGCCTAGAGATGACCCGACGCCGATCATCGTTTCCCTTGCCACGCTCGCCACGTCGCCATAATCAAGCCCCTTGGGATTGTAAAGCGTAGGGCGGCCTGACTCGGGATCGGTAAAGACGAAGTTGTCTTCGCCATACGGCTGGGCATCCTGATAGACCTTGCGGATAGTGGCTAGGCGCTCGTCTGGCGTCTTGGCATCGCCAACCATCTTGCGAACGCGAGCCGGAGCACCGCGCTTTCTGTCAATGCGCTCGTAGAAGTCAGCCGACCCCATGTAGTCTTGAATTGCCTTCTTGATGGCGTCGGGGCTTGCCCCCTTCTGAATTTCAATCTCAGCCCCGCCAACATCAATAACCTCAAACTCAGGTTCCCCCGCCGGGGCTTCCTGCATAGGCTGCGGCGCGGGTTCCTGGGGCTTGGTCTGGATGCCCATAAGCTCATCGGGGACGGTCAAGGTAATATCGGCCATGGTATCCCCTACTGAATGCGGTTGCCGTTCAGATCATAGACGGCTTTTTTGGGCGTTCCGGCCTTGCTCGGTTCCTTGGCTGTAGCATTCTTCTCCGCTCCAGTGCCGCCGCCAAATGCCGAGTTAAAGGCGGCCCGCTGCCCATCAATAACACTTGGCGTTGCGTCGATTACTTGGATCAAAGTACGGGCAGTAGACAGCGGAGAGTCAAGGCTCAAGGAACCTTCGAGCGATTGCAAGACAAGTCCCTCCTTCTCGCTCAACGCGCCGAGGCCAGATGCCCCTGTGGGGGACGACGCCTTCAGATTGCCCATTGCATCCAGCATCTTGTTTCCTCTGATCTGGTTCAGCAGACCGTCAACCTCGGCAACGTTGGAGCCGGGATAAGTAGATGCCGCCTTTTGCGCGTAGCCTGTCATCGAGAAAGCAAGATTTCCGTCTGCGACGGCTTTCCTGGCCTCCTCAATGCTATCCGTCCCGGTCATAAGCATCAGGGCTTTCTCGGAATTTGTCTTGACCGAATTTGCCTGCCTCTCGACGTTTGCCAGGGCAATCTGAGCCGGGGCAATCTTGAGAGCCTTCTCGCGGTCTTCAACAAACTTCGGGTCTTTTTCCTTGATGGTGTTAGTGATGGCGTCATATTCGGGGTCGCCCGGCTTTTTGCCCATGGCCTGCAAACGCTGTTGGTCGGCGTACAGACGACCGATCTCGCTTTCCGGCTTCTGCACACCGCCGATCATCGAATCGAACTGCCGAACCTGGGCGCTTCCCTCGCCGAACATGGACGTGAGCGCCTGACGGTCCATGACCGCCTTCGCCGCATCCGTAGTCGGCTGATATGCGCCACCGCCCGGCTGCCGCCCCATCACCATCTCGAACTTGAGCGAGGCTGGAACCTTTGCCCAGCTTTCATAGCCGAGCATATTGGCCTTGCCCCGCATCTCGGACATGACCTTTTGATCGGTCAAATTGCGAACCGCCTTCTGCTCTCCGATGCGGCGAACGATTGTCGAAAGTTGGTTATTATCCATCACCTCGGTGAACTGCGGATTGCGGTTTAGCTCTGCCTCGGCATTTTCATAGTCGCCAATATCGAGATGTCGGTTGATCGCCGACATGGCGATAGCACCTTGGGCAGCCTCCACCATGTCGAAATGCAGGGGCTTCGGAAGCGCCCCGCCAATGTCTTCGGATACCTTGCGAAGCTGCTCAAAGGCATTTGCAACGGGAACACTGCCGTCAGACACGCCCTTCAGAATGGGGTTGAGGCTGTCGCCGAACTGGTTCTGAAGCATCTTGATCTGGGCACCGCGAACGGCACCAAGGGCGGTGCGCTCATATTGCCCCGTCAGGTCCATGGCGTTTGCGCTCAAGACGGCTCGGCTATTCTCCGACCCGGAGTGCATCTTATCGAGGTTCGCACGCTCTCCCGCCAGAAACGAGTTGAACTTTTGAAGCGTGGCGGGGCTGCTCATGTCCTCGGTATCTTGGAGGCGTTGCCACTCCTCGGCCACCTTAGTCTTGAAGATGGAGAAATCCCGAACGCGGTTGATCGTATCCTCGCGGTTCTGAATCCTAAGCGCGGCATCGCTCAATTCAGCGGAAACCTTGGCCAGCCCCTGCGCCGCGCCAGTCTCTGCCATAGCCATTGGAGCCGCAGCCATGCCGGTGGTAGCCGGAACGCTTACCTGTCGCTCGTAGGTCGGAATTTTCACCATCTTTCTATCCCTATCTGAACGCCATCAGGCTCTTTGCGCCGGTCAAAAGCGTGCTTCCCGCCTCAGAATATCCCCGCATCTTCGCCAAGGGAGCCTGCGCCTTGTAAATTTCTGCCTGCTGACGCGCTGCCGCAGCTTGTGCACTCCCGCCGTATCGGATCGCCATGGCGTCCATCTCTGCCTGCTTGGCGCTTTCGTCCAACACGTCGCTCATATCGAGCAATTCGCCCCCGGCAGCCGCCGCAGAGGCGCGTTGAGTGCCCTTAAGCCGCACCGCAACCTCGCGCTGGCGTTGTTCGTCATAGGCGGCCTTTTGCTGGGCTGCAATGGCGTTATTTTGGGCAATCTGGGCGTTGTAGCTGGCGATATTGGCCTGCGCCTGCCCCTGCTGAATTGACGAAACAGCCGACAAGCCAGCGCCAATCGTTCCGAGCGTGCTTAACGTCGGGGCCATTGCAAAGCTTCCTGCGGTGCCAAACAGGCCAGCGGTTGCAGCGGTTGCGCCTGCTGTTCCAGCCGCTCCTGTTGCGGCTGTGCCCAAAAGAATAGGCTCTATTCCAGTGCACATCTGGTCAAACCTTCGTCGTGTTGAGTTCAGGCATAATCGCCACGATGGACATGGGCAAAGGCTGGTCTTGCACCACTACAATATACCCGTCCGAGTCCCATTTTCTCGGAAATTCGACTTCTTTGTCACCCGTGAACAATGCGGGCGGCGCGTCCATGCTATCGGCGCTCGACCGGAACGGGATAATATCCAGATTATCGTCGTTCGGCCCATGCTTCGCGCCGAGCGTCTTGTAAAAGCGATAATGGATGCGGCTGATACGCTTCTGCTTCCCTTGCGCGGTCCCATCTGCCGCGCCCGCCTCTATCCGCATGGTTTGAAGCGTTGATGTGTACCCCAATCCGACGTGAACAACGGTTGACGGACGATCAAGAGTGATCGATCCACCAGAAACCACCTTCTGCGAATGGGTCGCCCCACCGGCGAGAACGTCAACCGTCTGCCCCTCTAGATGGTCAAGGCCGGTCAACGTAGTAACTGCGGTTCCTCCATAGCTCAACATGCTGTCGAGAAAGGTGGCGTTTGTGGTGCTATTGACGCCCTCGGCCAGCCCCGGCGTCATGAACTCGATATAACGCTTGGTCAATCCGTTGATCGTCCGCTTGATAACGGCCCACAGATCATCCCGTGTCCCGTCCTGGGAAGGGATTACAGCCACGCTTTCGACGGCTGCATCATCTCCCCCGATAATGTGCCGATGCCACCCTATGACCTCCTGGGCGCGTTCATAGGTCATGCCAAGCAGCACGCCGTCCGAACGTACCATCCAAACAATGGCGTGCGGCTCCTGCTGATACGCCATCTCGACCACACCGCCCTCGGTGATGTGCTCGGCCAGGATAGCCAAGTCGGGCGCGGTGTAGGCGTCCGTCTCGAACTGATAGACGTATTCCCGAACCTTGCGAGCGGCGCGTTGGAGAAACAGCACGCTCGCGCCGACCTGAGGCGGGGTAACTTGCGCCGAGCCAAAGGTGGTCTGGCGCACTGCGCGGGTATTTGTCGGGGAAAGCGGACTGCTGTTGTCTCCCTGGCTGACGATGAACTCGCCTCCGGCAGTGCCAACCGATAGAACCTTACCGGCTCGCATCCACCGGATGACGTTCACTTGGTCAGTGGCGATGGTGTAAACGAACCCGCCATCATCGACCACCGTGCCATCTGGCTCGGTCGGGGCGTGGTTTTCATAATCCGCCGACACAGAGAAGAACATACTCTGAGGGCGCTCACTGGTCGATGCCCACACAAGTCGTTGCTCAAAGAACGTCACCACCGCCGGGTAGCCCGTTGTCTCGCTGAACGCGCCCAAACGCCAATCAGCCGTGGCCGTTCCCGCCGACGCATTCGGCCCTTCGATGGTCGCCGTCACCACAGTAGAACTTGTGTAAGCGGTGATCGTGAGCCACGTCCACTTGCTCGCCGGGTCTTCCCAACGGATCAGGCGGCCTACATCTGTAGATGCAAATGTCGCGGCGCTCGCCGTGACGGTGACGCTTCCACTTGTCCCCGACAACGCCAGTGTGGTGGACCCGGTGTTGATCTGATTAAACGGACCATCGAGAAAATCAATAACTTCAAGCGTCCAGCTGGTGTCGCTCAAGCGCGACAGCTTTCGAGGCGCGTGGTTGCCGTGGGCGATGTAAAGCACATCCGCCGACTGCGTGATGACGATTTCAAAAAGCTCCGCCTCAAGATACGGGCTGGCGACTTCATACGCCGAGCCGGTGTTGAACGGCACGTCGAAAACGATATCAAACGGCCCGCTTTCGACCCGTCCATAGTTCTTGAAAAACCGAATATACTGGTCCCCGAACTCCAGAATGTAAGCCTGGGTGACGGAGAACTCGAAAGGCAGGATGCGGGTACGCTTGCTGCTATTCTTGACCTCTGCCGCGAAGTAGAACCCGCCGCGCCGGGTGGCGGGACCGTGCTTCTCAACATACATATTTTCGAGCCGCTTGCATGCGTTGCCGTATTTCGCAACGTCAATGCGCCCCTCCATCTTGGGCGACATTTCCCCGGCGGTGAAATTGGTGAAGATCGGCGCGGAACGCGGCATCAGTTCACATCCACAGAGAAGGCAGACCCGGCGTAATTGATGCGGCTATCAAGCCATGTATCGGCGACCATATTCGGCTCTCCGCTTTCCTGGCCGTCCACCGAACGGGCATCGGTGATCTTGTGACGGTAAATTTCCATCATGTTCTGGTACAGCGTGCTGCTGTCCGTCAACGTAATGGACAATTCAGCAGCCAGACGCGCCGAAAGCGCCTCAACGAACATCACGTCGAACTCGTTGGGGTCGGTCACCCGTGCGATATACATGATTTTCGCCGTTCCTTCGTCCGTCAGAAGGTTTCGGCCCTCGATCTTATAGACCATGTCCTTCAGTTCCATCTGAAGGACGCGGATGCAATCGGTCGGGAGCGGGTAGGAATAGGCATAGCCGAAGGCCGGGGCAGTGGCGCTTTGGGCGAGTTGCACGCGCCGTATAGCGAAATTCCAGACATGATCGCGCAAGGTGGCGTCACGGATTTGATCGTAAATCAAATTGGCCGCCCTGGCCGCTTCGCTGTTTTCACTAAGCGAAATGATGGACGACGCACCAATTCGGACGAGGGCATTGTTGACGATCTTGACGACAGACGTTGCCATTAATCACCCCCGTAAAGTGGTTTGGGAGGGCCGAAGCCCTCCCGCGCCATTTAGTCAACCACGTACTGAACGATAAACGCCAGATCGCCAGCCACGGCGGTGGCCGGGGCGGTGCTGACGGTCAGGGAGAGATAATACTGGCCGCCCGGATCGGACAAATCACCGGCATCCTCCCAAACGCGGCTCCCGGTGGTGTTGATATCGGCAGCCTCGAAACGATACTCGGTGAAGGCGGTCGCAGCCTGCCCCAGAGTAATGTCGGTGGCGTAGAAATCAGCATCCTTGGCTGTGCCGTCCATGTAGTGCAGGCCAACGTCCCACAACAGAGCGGGCGAACCGCTGTCCAGATCATCCGCAGCCAGACGGATCGAGATGACCGAGGCGTTGGTGGGGATGGGGGCCAACAGAACAATGTCGCTGATGTCCAGATCGCCGGTAGCCAGGGCAATGGAACCCTGGATAACGCGAACGCGGCCACCGCATTCCTGAGTGGCATTCGCCACGCGGGGAACGGCGGTGAAGTTGGTGACGATGTCAGACTTCTTGGTCGTCATTTCTCATTACTCCGAGCACGGGATTTCGATGGCGCGGGCCTCTTCCATGCGCGTGGCACCGATAGCCATGCTCAGGAAGACCTGGGTCGCGTAGTTCTTGTCCGCACGCTCGCTGATCTTGGTCACGATATCCTGACCAACAGCCAGCAGCAGGCCGTCGCCCTGGAAGGCGAAACAGCGGCGGTTGGTGTCGGTGGACATGGGAACCAGAGCCGAACCGTCGATGCGCTTGCCGTTCACGGAGACGAACTTGAAGCCCATGAAGGTGTCCACTTCACCACGGGCCAGCGCCCGGACGGTGTTGTAGTCGGCACTCTTCACCTCGGTGGTGTTGAGCAGGCTCTTGATCTGGCTCGCGGTGCAAACGATCACGCGGCCCTCGTCGGGCACGTCGTCGCCGTCGAAGGTTTCCTTGACGGACAGCAGCGTTGACAGGTTCATGTTGCTGGTCTGATCCGACAGGGCAGTCTGAGCAGCGGTCGAGGTCGATCCAGACACGCCGGTATAGGCGGTGCCCAGAGCGGCATCAATCAGGACTTCGTCCATGGCACGGCCCATGGCCTTGGCAGCGGCCAGGGCATACTGCGAGGTCGGGTCGATCAACATGCGGACCTTGTCCTCATTGTCGATCAGGTCGGCCCAGTCGAAGTCTTCCAGCGAGACGCGCCGACGCGAGTGCGGGGTGTCCATCTGGGGGGTATCGGCATGGCGCGACGGGCGACGACGGGCAGCGGTGGCACCGATCTGCTCGAAGAAAGCGTTTTTGCCGGTAACGGATTCCTCGCGGACAAGGCCGCGAAGCTTGGAGCCGTCCTGCTGGACGAGGTGCTGAACGTTGGCAGAATACTGCTCAACGAACGCAGTGGTGACTTGAATGCTCATTTGGGTGTTCCCTTGCGAGTTTGAACGATATTCGGGGTATCGTCATGCGACGGCCCAAGCATGCCTTCATTGCTTGGTCGCGGGTTCCGCAAGGGAAGTGTCCACACCTTAATCGGAAGGCTCGTACACAATACACATTAAAAAAGGCGGGCACAAGCCCCGCCTCTTCTATCAGAGTTGCTTAGGCGGTCGCCCCCTCCGTCGCATCACAACGCCATTCTCCCCGATGGCGACTTCCGGGGGGCAAACCCAATCATAATAGAGTTTCGCCGCCTCGATGGTACGATGGGCATCACCAGATTGAGCCAGCTTGAGGCATTCGAGCCTGATTTGCTCGTCATCCATGATTAAAATGCCTGCTCAAACAGGTTCTGCACCTTCCGAACCATCATCTTATGCTCGGGGTGGCGCTTGTCCATGTAGGCCGGGTGAGACATAAGCCCCTTGGCCTCGGCCTTGGCTTCGTCCGGCGTCAACGCACGCCCCGCGCTCTCGGTGGTGCCAACTAAGTCCTTGTCCGGCATGGTCGTCTTGGCGATCTTGGCGAAAGCCTTCAGCACAGCCGGGTTGTTGCCCATGCCGGACTTTTCCATAATCTCCGCAAGCTCATCGCCGCCGTATTCGGCAAACGCCTTGCGGGCAAACTTGAGGTTCTGCTCGTAAGCGCGCCCCCATTCCTGCTTCAAGGACGCCTCGGCCTCGCTCATGGTCTTACCAGCGTTCTCCTGCATGGCGGAAAACTGCTGAGACGTGTTGCCGACGTACCAGCCGAACAGTTCCTTGACCTGATTAGCGTTCAAGCCGAGCGCGTGGGCCTTCTCACGGAAGCCTTTCATGGCGTCGTCGTTGAACGACCCCTTGATGGCATCCGGCACGCCTTCAGGCAAAGCAAGCTCGTACTTGTCCGCGCTCTCCGGGCGGCCCAGGAAGTTGTAAACGTCGTTCCAATCGCTGTCAGTCTTCGGCTTCGCGATCTTGTCGCGGCCCAGATGGCTCTGAAGATTGATGTGCGCGGCGGCCAATGCCACCGGGTCTTTGTACTTCGCCAGGGTGGGATTGTCCCGAATGTCCTCGGGCAAGGAAGACCGCCAATCTGCGGGGGGCTGAGTGATGGTTTCGGTCGTGGTCGCGGTATCCGTTACGGGCGCGGTTTCGTCAGACATTGGTCAACATCTCCTGTGCCAGTTCAAGGAACCGCTCGGGCGTTTCGTCCAAAGCGGTCAGGATAAGAAAGGCCACGTTGCGCTGCCCCTCCATGAAAATGGCGTCGTTGGGGTTCATCCCAGGCACGAAAGAAGGCCGCAGGACACCGCATTCTCGGCAGAGGTGCGACAACACCCGCTTGCCTTCTTCCGATCCGAAAACGAACCGGAAATCGTCCGTGATGTTAGACAAGACCGCTCTCCTTTGCCCTGGCCGCAGTGTCAACGCCCTGCTGGATCATCGCCATCTGCTGTTGAGCCTGCATCGCCTGCGCCTCGGCCTGCATCTGCGCTTGCACCTCTTCGTCCGACGCAATAAGGCGCGGTGGGACTCCGTTAAGCTGGGCGATATGGCGCACCGTCTCGATCCCCTTGATAGCCTTGACGGCCCTCGGATCGAACTGGGCGATGGGACCAGCAAGCTGCAACGTCCGCATGATGCCTTCCGTCTCGGACTGCCGCTGGGCTCGCGCCAGGGGCGAGACATACTCGATCTTGATTTCCTGCCCCTGGATGATCTCGGGCGGAATGGGCAGCTTCCCCTGGCGCACCAGCACGCCAAAGATGCGGGAAATCATCGGGCCGAGAAACTCGGACTGAAGGCGGCCCAACGTCGGCCCGAGAAGTCTCAAGGTGCGCTCGGTGCGCTCGATGACCTCGGTTGCCGTCATCTGCGGCCCGCCCTGGAACTGCAATTGATCCAAGAAGAACATCATGCGAATGCGGGAACGGATATCCTCCATCATCTCGAAGCTGATCGGAATGTTCCCGCCGGTCAGAAGCGGCTCAATGCGGGCCCCAGTGGTCGATCTGTAATAGTTCAGCCCGCCGGGGATGGTGCGGACAGGGCCGATCACGCCGTCATCAGGCACCAGCAAGGGTGGATCAACGATCTTTTGCGCCGCCCTGATAGTGGTCTTCATCATCTCTTGAAGCATCTTGATGTCAGGAAGCGAAGTCATGGCCGGGGAGCGCCCGAACACCTCGCCCGTGGCCTTAGACCAGCGGGAAACCATAAACGGCATCTCGTCAAAGCCACCCTCTTGCAGGATGTGCTTTTCCTTCTCATCGAGATAGACGGACGCAACGGGAAGCATCTTGGACGCCTTCGCACCTTCCGGCGCGTCCTCACGGGGGTAGACGCAATGGAGGATTTCGACTTCCTTATCGAACTCCTTTTTCTCCCACATGCGGCGCATACGATGGGAAAGCGCCTCCTCGCCGAACCTCTGAACCACCAGACGCAAGGGCAGTTTGAAGCTGCGGAACACCGTATCGACAATGCCGTCCGCGTTCTCGGCGATGAAAAGCTCGTTGATGTGGATCGTCTTGAACGACAAGCCCTCGTCGCGGTTGACCGGCTCGCCGATGAACATGGCCGCCGTCCCGATAGAGCAGAGCGACAGGTAATATTCATGGATATGCGATGCGAACGCCACTTCCGGGGCCGATAGCTCGGTCAAGATGGCGTCGGTGGTCATTTCGAGCCAGTTCTTGACCTCGGGGTTGTCGTTCATGTCCTCGATATCGTTCTTGACGCGGACGCTAAACCACTTCTGAGCCGGGTTGGTCAGCATCCCGTGCAAGCCAGCGGCCAGCATCTCGTTGCTATGAATGCCTGTGCTGTCATAGATCAGCGTGGTGCGCTTGTCGCCGAGAGCGCGCTGGACATTGAAGTCGGCGGAATTGGGCAGGACGTAATTAGCAAGGTCTTGCCAATGCGTCTCCCACGTCCCGCGCTCGGCCTTCATCTTGTCCTTGCGCTTGCACAGGTGAATGATTTCGCTATCGGTCAACATCTCGGGATACCTCACTTAAACAGAGGCAAGAGCCTGAAATTCAATTCAGACACGACCACGTTCACGGTGCTGGTCAGGTTGGAAACGTGGATTTCGATGTAGTCGTTCGTGTCCATCAGGGCGTGCCCCTGGATCGTCGCAACGTCGACCGAGCCGGTAGAGTGGTGGCGGATCAGGCTATCGGCGATGTAAGCACCGCTCGCCCCCGAGGCGTCATAGAGCCACGCCTTGAAGGCAATTTCCTGATTGTTCGAGGCTGGTGCAAACGAGATTGACGCGCTAAACGGCACAAGGCGCTGCGGCGTGCCTGTATAGCGAAGTCGGTTGCTGGTGCCCGAGGCATCGTCAACGAGGTATTCGTTGCCCGACAGAGCCGTGGTGCCCGCGATCTTGTAGTAGGTTCCAGACACGCTAATCGTAGTCGCCGTGGAGTTGCCTTGCATGGCCGCTTCGCCGAAGCCGGGGCGCATGGAGACGATCAAGTCGCGCATGTCCTGGGCGGTGATTGCATTTGCCGCCTGCCCATCTTGGAACAGGCTGGCAAGCAGATAGGATTCAGTCCGAAGAGTGTCAGCCATAGATCAAGCCCCTGATAAAGTCGAACCATACGCCAACGGCGATGGAGCCGAGCAAGGCGACGATCAGATACCAATCTGCCTTGGTGATGGTCTTTGCCATCCAGAACGTCTTGGGCAGTCTCATCTGATTTCCCGCCATGAGATGTTGGACGCGACGTTTGAAGTCCCAGACATGCTGGTCACAACGACAGAAATCGAATCGGTATAAGGCGTCGTCGGGTGCGCACCGTCGATATCGAGAGCGATTGGCAAGCGAGCCTGCAACGAACGCTGTTGCGAAGTCGAGAACGCATTTGAGCCAGTTCCCCCAGCCGAGGCATACCCCGATGAGATGGTGACTCCGCCCGTTACCGTGGTCCCCGCAACGTCAAACTCGACCATGCTCTGGCCGTTAGTGCTGTTCCAAGACGGCGACCCGCCAAGCGTTGCGCCGTAAACCACCTCAAAGTAACACGGGTTTGTCTGTGCGTAGATGTTAATGGACTCCACCGCCACCAGAGCGCGGCCAACGAGGCTGTTGAACGTCAGCTTGGGTCGAATGCTGATAACGGCGCGGCGAGTGGTGACGCCGATGGTTGTGGTGCCATTCGCCACGCCAAACGGCACGCCCAGCACATCGGAATACCCGCCCTCGGACATGATGGCACAGCAGATGGTTTTGAGTGTCGCCGCGCCCTTGGCGTTCTTGGCGCGGATGAACACGCCGTCGTCCGCATCGCCATAGCCCGCCAGCTTGGTGGTATGGGTCGCGTCGTTGGTGATTTCGTATCGGCAGGGCAAGAAAGCCCGCTTCATGTAGGTCGTGCTCTTAGCGCCAGCGTTGTTAATGACATGGCCCAGCAACGGCGTGCCGTCGATCACAAGCCCCATGCGAACGCGACCGACGCCGAGCCACTCCAGATCGGCCCAGAAAATGTGAGCCTTGGTCATGTCGGCAGTCTTGCCGCTCAGGCCGTTGCCGTCGAAGGTGTCAACGTTCCAATCGGCACGCTCGAACACCGTGTCAACCACGGTGCCGCTCGTCTTGGAGCGCAGCACGAACGAAATCCCGCCCGTCTCGCCAAGGTTGAATGTCATGAACACAAGCTGGCTCTTGCCCGGCTGGTACGGGTAATACTGCCGCGTCTGCCGAATTACGCTATCGCCCGCCGCCGACGTTACGGTCAGATCGACAGAGCTATCATTTGCGACGAAAGATGACGAACCGCTCCCTGCGGTCTTGGTCTGCCAGATCAACGGGCTGTTTTGGTAGATGCTTGAGCTATCGAACAGCGTCGTGGGTTCGGAGACGCGAAGGCGGGCGAAGGCGTCCACGCTTGCGCTATCGCCCAGGCCAACTGGCAACGGGTTGCTTGACCCCACCTCCATGTCGCTGGCAGCAAGAAAGACCGGGTGGGCCTGATTGTCCCCGGTCCTGCCGACGATAGGGGGCGGGTACGTGGTCACTCGCCGAGCATCGTCTTCTTCTGAGCCGCGCCCGCGTCTTCAACGCCGGTTCCGCCGGTCAGAATAGTGGATTGACGCCCCTTGGCTGCCGCACGCCGTTGACGGTCGAGCAAAGCCTCGCTGCGCACCTCGACATCCGACTTGGCCGGAGGAGGAGGAGGAGGAGGAGGAGCGGGTATAGAAGGGCCACCACCGAAGAAACCACCCATGCTATTTCCCCTTCTTGCCCTTGGGCTTCGACTTGCAACCCATGTCACGCCTCCATCGGCATTTTATAGACCACGAATGTCTCAGTATATCCGAGGCGTTTGTATAAATCACCTATTCTCTCAGGAGTGATTCCTGCGGACACGCCAAGCAACGGCTCTTTCACGCCTTGAGCTTTTGCCCATGCGGTGTAGGCCTTGACCAATTTCACGCCGATCATGCCTCTGCGATGCTCTGGCGAAACGTAGACGGCCAAGTCTCCGCTGGTCAGGTCGTTGCCGAACCAGTGCGGAATGACATAGCCAACGATCAATCCCACGACTTCGCCGTCTTCCTCGGCCACAAGGCAGAGATAGGCGGGATTGGTCAGCACGGCGTCGGACAGGTCAACCAACTTGTCCGGGTCGAAGTCCAGCGAGGCATACCGGCTTTCGGCGTGCATCATCGCGCCAAGCTCAAGCACTCGCTCCAGATCGGTGGCGGCGTAGGGGCGGATCAATCTTCACTCCCACATTGCGACGGCTTGGCGGCCATGATGGCGATCACCGCCGAACTCTGAATATTCTGACATGGCAATTTGTTGTCGCCTTGACCCGGTGTCAACCTTGTTGACAAGCTTCGGGAATATCTCCGTCAGCGCCCAAACGAGGGCATCGACACGATCCGGCGAGCCTTCGCCCTCGTAGCCAGCCGACGTGACTTGGCACATCTGCGCCTCAAGCTGGGGGAAGTGCCCAACGTGGTGAACGCGCCCCACCGAATACATCGCCGCGATAGGCTCGGCCCGGACGTGCTTTCCGCGTGTAGCGTGAACCTCGATGATTGGCAGTCCAGGGCGCACGCTTTCGAGAACGTGACGGCACATATCGCCGCCTTGGTTCTTCTCGATGATGATGGCGTCGGCCTCGTACATGTCGAACATGGCAATGGCACGCCTTGCCCACTTGGTCGGCTCGCCCTTGGTTGTTGCGTCCTCGAAGATGTAGGCGTGCCCAGTCTCGGACAGGCCAGCGACCACAATGCCGTGTTCGTCGCTGTGTTCCTCGGACGATACCGCCGGGTCAACGGCGACGATGATCCTAGTCATATCACCGGGCGCTTCCTTGACGCGGCGCTCCTCGATGTCGGCCATGTTCCAGATCGCTCCGACCGCTTGAGGCTCGTACTCGCCAAGCCAGACATGGCCGAAGCGGTCAGGGCGCGTGCGCCTATCAAACTCCATCTCGGCGCGAAGCTCTTTCGGGAACCACGGGTTGTCAACATAGTTGACTTTGGACACGATGGCATCGTCCACCGGATCGCCAGACCGGAAGAACTTATCCACCGGGTCGGACGCAAGGCGCGGGTTCCAAGAAAACCAAAGCTCCGAGCCTGGGGCGCGAATGGTTGGGCGGAGCATCTCAAGCGAGCGAGCGGAAAGGGTCTGCGCTTCCTCGACCCACGCCACGTTAAAACCCTCCAGCGATTTGATAGACTCCGCAGTGTGGTCCTGCATCCCCTGGAAGATAATCACGCCACCGCCAGGGGTTTTGATCTCGGACGACAGACACTCGAAGCGGTCGCGCAGGCCCATTTCGCCTATCTTATCCTCAAGCAGCCGCTTGGCTGATTCCTTCAGAGACTTCTGCACCTCACGAATACAGACGGCGCGAAACCCGGCGACGTTGTTAGCGTTGCCGATCATGACCTCTGCGAAGAAATGTGACTTCCCCGATCCGCGCCCGCCGAACGCCGCCTTGTAACGGCTTTGGCGCATGAACTGATGAAAGACCGGGGCTATTTTTCGGACGATGTTTGCCATAGGACCAGCTTCTCGCCATCGGGGCCGGTATGCTCTTGCACGGTGGTTTCCTTCCAGCGACCTCTAGTCTTCAACCAGAAGATAGCCGCAGTCACGGATTCGCGGCCCTCTCCCGTCGCCTTGCGGAACAGATTCTCGGCCACCCTGGCGCATGCCTCGGCATTGGCCTTGTCCAGTTCGTCCCGGTAATGCTCGCGCAACGTTGTGTCGTGAATGCCGATGACCTTGGCAATGTCATCCTGCGGAATGCCATAGGCGCTCATGGCCTTGACGGTCTTGCGCTGCTGATCTGTCGGCTTATGCGGCGGCATTGGCATTGATCTTGTCCTCCGCGACATGGGCGAACGTCGCGCCGGTTGCTTCCAGGGTTGCCTCCTTGCCGGTGAACTCCTGCCACCGCTTGACGGCAACATCCACATAGGCCGGGTTTAGCTCGATGGCGTAGATGTGCCGCCCGGTCATTTCACCGGCAATGATGGTCGTACCGGAACCGCTGAACGGCTCGTAGACGGCTTGGCCTGGGCTGCTGTTGTTCTCGATGGGGCGCTTCATGCACTCGACTGGCTTTTGGGTGCTGTGGCCGGTCTCGGACTTCTGTGGCTTGGGGATTTGCCAAAGGGTTGTCTGCTTTCGGTCGCCGCAGTAGTGGCCTGTCTTCTTATTCCTTACGGCATACCAGCACGGCTCGTGGTGCCAATGATAGTCACCGCGTGACATGACCATTTGAGACTTGGCCCAGATAATCTGTGACCGCAGCGTGAAGTCGCAGGCGGTCAAGGAGTCCGCAACGACGCCAGCGAACAACCCGGCATGCCAAACATAGGCCACGTCTCCGGGGAACAACGCCCAGGCTTCGCGCCAGTCGGCGCGGTCGTCGTTCAGAACCTTTCCGCTTGCCGCCCCTGGTCCGTTTATACCTGCAGTCTCCCGCCAAGCCGCATCATACTCGACCCCATAAGGCGGGTCCGTGACCATCAAATGCGGCTTGACCTTGCCCAGAAGCTTCTCGACCGTATGCGCGTCGGTTGACGATCCGCAGATGATGCGGTGATTGCCGAGAATCCACACATCGCCCTCGACGCTCACCGGGTCGGCGGGCGGCTCTGGCGCGTCGTCAGGATCGGTCAGCCCTTCCGTTTGCTCGGCCAGCAAGTCGGCAAGCTCATCGCCGCCAAAGCCGGTAAGGCCAACGTCAAATCCAAGCTCGCCCAAATCGGCAAGCTCGACCTTGAGGGCGTCCAAGTCCCACCCGGCATTCAGCGCCAGCTTGTTGTCCGCGATGACGTAGGCTTTCTTCTGTGCCTCGGTCCATCCCGTCGC